GTATCCCAAATGTATCCGTCTCTGACCAAATTGGACTGTCATATGAGATATACAGCGTATCGTCCTTATGACGATGATTGAAGACATAGTTCGGCACATAGAGCAAATGCTTTACTCCTGCTGCAGAGATGTATCCGTGTCTCTTATACATGTACCCATATACAAAGTGCTCCGGCAAATCAGAAGCAAAGAGCTTCGTAGGAAAAACACCATCAGCAAATAAATGACCATCTGGATCTGTCTCTACTCGCAACGGCGTATGACATATCCTACTCTCCATATACCGGGTTGCTTTGATGCGTCCCGGTTTTTTTCTTCCATATTCCAAATTAAGCACTTCAAAAGTGGCTTTTTCCGTTGCGATCCGGTATCTTCCCTGTTCTTCCTCTTCAACTCGGATCACAAGACCTGCCTTGTACCGGGTAGAAACCATGTTTGAAGACATGATCTCCATGGGCTGTCCAATATTAACCGAAGGAATAAAGCAAACAAACCCCCGCAAATCAGAAATTTGCATAGATTCTTCTTTGCTCATATCCTCAGTCAAGGGTTGGCACATAATGATTCTGGCGTTCATGTCGAACCTCTTCTCGTATTTTCAGCTTTCATCTAGGCCATTTCGCGTCTTGAAGGTCTCTATCGTTTTTCGCAGCTGATGATTCATTTCCCTGAGGCGCATGTTTTCGATCACCAGCAGAGCCATGGCTGTCGCGATAGCATCCGGCTTATCCTGTTCCGGCACTTCATCACAGCATTCATCCATCTCAGCCTCAAACGTAGCAGATGCTTGTGCTCCACTTCCCTCTGTTAACTCTGGCGCTTTATCCGCATACCCTTCCGGCAGCCGCCCGGAATCTTTCGCTGTTTTGTGCCACAGTCTCAATGTAGATTGCGGAACTTGATACTTTCTTTGCGCTTTTGAAAACCCTTCTGTTATGGCCATGTATAGCGCATCCTGTTTTAGCTCATCTGAATACTTTCCCATATTACTTTCCTTTCAGATCATCCCTGACGAGTAGAATTCTTGCATGTCATCAAGTCTCAAGCATCCCAGCCTGCCCCTTGTTCCATAAGCGCAGCCACAGTCAATCCCGATCAGGTAATCTTTATGCCAGATTTTCATAGTCTCCTCATCCGAATAATTCTCAGTCGGGGTATGCCCGAAGATAACCACCTTTCCTTCCGGAAAGCTATCACAGGTCTCTATCCGCGACCAGACCGATAAAGAACGAAGATTGGAGTTCTTTCTGGTGATTTTACACGATTCAAGTGGCACTCCATGAACCAGAAGATACTTCACGCCGCCCACACTAATGTCAATATTGACAGGGAGTCCATCAATGTACTCAATGATTGCGTCTCTCTCCTCCGGTTCAAGCTCCATATAGTGATCGTAGGTTGTCATACCACCATTCTGAAACCAGAGTCTCCACAAAAACTCATCATCAGGATTTCGGATTGCATCAATCATCATGAGTTCGTGGTTTCCAAGCAGCATTGTTGCGTTTTTCATGCGTCTGACCATCTGCAAAAGAGAAATACCATCAGGATTTCGATCAACGATGTCCCCAAGAATATAAAGGTGATCGTCATCTTCCAAGTTAATCAGTTCCATCATCTCTTCAAACTGTTTTCTCTGTCCATGTATATCCGACATCACATAGATCATCGAACCCCCTCCTCCCAGCTTTCTTCCAATTGTGCGCTTAACTATATCACAGAGATTTTATGAAATGTTGGTATTTTCGGAAACGTAAGAGCGTTTGCTGGAAATGTAAGACTCAATATGACAAATACAGAATCAAAACTGTAAGTCACCCTCAGAACAACCAAGCTAGATTCGTTTCCCTTGCAGTCTACTCTTATCGTATGCGCTTATGCGATATATGGCTATTCTCTTTCAATATCCGCTTGAGCTCTCTCGCATTCTCCATAATCACACGCTTTTCATACTCATTACAGTCAGCAAGCAGAGCTGAGAATTCATAATTCACTAGCTTTTTGTTATGTTCGAGACACTCTGCTAGAAGTATGTCAGTTGTCACTTTCAATGCGTTAGCGATCGTTACCAACGTCTCCAAACTCGCGCTCTTAGATCCATTCTCGATATGACTAATGTAGGTCGGTGATTTTCCAATTCTCTCCGCCAGTGCAAATTGCGAGAGTTTCTGTTCTGTTCGGATCAACTTGATTCTTTTTCCGATGACTGCGTAATTTAGGTGCATTGTATGGCCCTCCTAACAAATTTTTTGCACCTCTATTTACGTCTACTTACTTCAATAAAGCCACTACTTTATATTATTTGCGTGCAGAAAAAGATAGAATATACTTGTATATAGTGTCCAAGCTAAATTATAGTCTCTACGAGGTGGTAACGTGAGCGAAAACCAGATGACCGAACCAGAACTGATTGGACTTCGCATTCGCGCTGCCCGCATTCAGCTGAATATGAGCCAAGCAGAGCTTGCAGAAAAAGCTAGCATTTCTTTGCCCACAATGAATGCCATCGAGAATGGCAGGTCAAAAATGCTGGTCACCAGTTTCAAGCGCATTGTTGAAGCACTCCAGGTTTCTTCAGACTCAATTCTTCGCGCCGATGTACCAACCGTAAATAATCTATATCAACACGAGTTTAGCGAAATCCTCTCTGATTGCACTCCCGCTGAAATGGAAATGCTCCTCACAACAACTAAGAATCTAAAAGCAGCTATGCGAAGCATTCACAATAACCAGTAAACCCAAAGTGAGCGATAATGCTCACTTTTTTGTTACAAAAATGATTGATCATAAACCAGGAGTCATGCACTTGACTTCTGGTTTATTGTACTTCATGCCTCTTGATTATATAGTATTCGCATAAATATACCTGGAGGTTGCTATGCGCGAATTCGTAGATGAAACGGAACAGCAGCTGTTGGAACCCATGCAAACAGCGCAAATTGGTCAAACGAACATGTGGGATGCAATGCGATACGGTACACAGGAAAGTCCATTCGCTAGAGACCCGCAAACCGAGGCCCATCGTCGAACGATTGCACGGCATAAACTCTGGCTGGACAGTATCCCTCACGAATACCCTAGCCCATATGAGCACTATCGTATCGGAGTATACATTCGATACTTCAATCAAACCAAGTATCCCAATTACCTTGCCTACCACAAGCAGGAATTCATTGACACCATTGCCCTTTGCCCCAATTGGTCGATCTATGACTTCTACGTCGATGAAGGCCAAACCGCTCCCTATATGGAGAATGCAAAGAACTGGTCTCGTCTTCTTCAGGACTGTATGGACGGCAAAGTTGATCTCATCATCACACAGAAGGTTAGCAATGTAACTAGAACTCCTGAGGAAATAACGTTCTGTGCTCGCTTTCTTGCTGCCCAACCAAAGCCAATAGGCATTTATTTCATTTCTGAAGACATATTTACGCTTGCGTCATATTACCAGAGTGATTTGCACGAAACTGGCTTTCTCCCCTCGGGTAGCTGGGACCTGCTTCTTGATGAGCCGGAAAGCCGAGGTGATCTCGAGTGAGTCGCCGCTATACCAATCAGGAGCAAAAAGATCGTATTCGTCAAAGGGTACGGGTTCAGGTTGATGAGAACAATTACAGATATTATCCCGAGCGAAAAGACCCCAACTACTATGATAATGATGTCGCTCAACGAGTCGGTGTCTATGTCCGCGTTTCAACGGACGACGTCCGTCAGACCACGTCGTACGAGCTGCAGAAGAAGTATTATGAGGACTTCGTTATCCGGCATCCCAAGTGGGAGCTTGTTGGTATCTATGCTGATGAAGGAATCAGCGGCACATCACTCAAACATCGCGACGAGTTCAATCGAATGATTGCAGACTGCCGCGCGGGAAAAATCGACCTGATCATCACAAAAAGCGTTTCGAGATTTGCGCGTAATGTTGTCGACTTTCTTGGAATGGTCCGCATGCTATCTGAGCGTTTTCCTCCCATCGGCGTTTTCTTCGAAGCAGAGAACATCTTTTCACTCAATGAAACATCAAACATGGCGTTGTCCTTCCAGGCAACCATGGCAGAGGAAGAGTCGAGAAACAAGAGCCGGAGCATGGAGACTTCTCTGCGCATGCGCCTAGATCACGGACTTCCTCTAACACCAAAGCTCCTTGGCTTCACACACAACGATGATGGCAAACTAATCCCCGATCCTGAAACAGCACACATTCCCAAGCTGATGTTTTATATGTACCTATATGGTTACTCAACTAAGCAAATTGCCGATACACTCACCGAACTAGGCAAAAAGACCTACAAGGGAAATGCAAAATGGACAGCAAATGGAGTCGCCACAACGATGCGTAACGAACGCTATTGCGGCGATGTCTATACCCGTAAAACATATACGCCAGATGTTCTTTCTCATCGCTCCGTCAAGAATCGTGGCGAGCGGCCCCGAAGCCACTACTACGATGAGCACGATGCCATTATCTCGCACGACGATTTCATCGCTGTTCAGCACATGCTCAAAAATGCCAAATATGGCAACAAATCCATTTTACCTGAGCTTCGTGTTATACCGAATGGTTTGCTCAAAGGATATGTGATCATCAATCCTCGCTGGAGTGGCTTTAAGGAACTGGAATACCTCAAAGCTTCTGCTTCGGTCTACACTAAGGAAGAGCTGGATGCAGTCAATTCTGAAGTTTGCATTGAGGTTGAAGCAGGTGATTTTGATATGCGCGGGTTCGAGATTGCGCATACCGACTTATTCGATGTCGGTCATGTCCCATTCGTTTCCCTTTCTGATAAAGAGATCAAGTTCAGCGCAGAATGCGTTCGCCGAATGAACTCTGATGTTTATGTTGAGCTTCTGGTTCACCCTACACAGCAGAAACTGGCTATTCGCCCTACCTCTAAGGACAATCGCAATGCAGTTATTTGGGCAAAAACCTTTGGTGATAAAAAATACCCTCGACAGATTTCTTGCGCAGCATTTTTTCATACGCTGTTTTCTCTATTTGGATGGAATCCAGGCTATAAATACCGGATGTACAGTTCTCTAGTAAAAAACGGCACAGAAGAAGTCTATATCTTCAATGCTAAAGAAGCCACCATTCTATTCCAGCCACATGATATACAGCGCCCAAATGATACGCACTCGCCGGAATCCATCCAGCCCATGAATAAAGTCTACAATCGGGTTGTTGGAGTTCCAGCTTCATTAACCGATACGTTCGGCAATGACTTTTACTTGGAACGTCCCTTCTCAGTTTTAGCAAAACAAACACGTGAAGAATGGCAACTTCATGTTGAAGGCCAACTATGCAATATCGGTATGAAGCTTCATGTGACCGATTACGACACACTACGTAGTTTCATCCAGCAAGAATTGGGCGACTGGAAGCCCCAGGAGGTTGAATTATGAACGATTACATGCTCAACGAACCCCTCTTCCCTTCGCATCAACCTACGAGTCCTGACCTTCTGCCCACACCTGAAGCAACAGATAGCCAGCTGGCCCACGTGTATTCGCCCATTGGAGACGAAATCATCGAGGATGATGATTCGTTTTCTCTGGACAAATACCAGGTCGTTCGAAGAGAATTCTTCTCCCACGTATTTGAGCCCTCAATCACATTCAGCAACTACAAGATCGGTTTGAACTCCGGCTGCATAAAGAGGCTGCCTCAGACTGACTATATTCAGTTTCTCGTCAACCGACAGACACGCAAACTGGCTGTTCGGCCTTGTCAGGAATCCGATCTTCATTCCTTCCAATGGTGTACCAACAGCGGCGGCAAACGCAAACCTCGACAGGTCACCGGTAAGATGTTTTTTATGAAGATCTGTGCTCTTATGGGTTGGAATCCCGATTATCGCTATAAGATTCTTGGGAAGCTCATCCGTGCAAATGGTGAATACCTGTTTGTCTTCGATCTGACTTCAACAGAAATGTACCAACGCATTGTAAAAGAAGGTGAGAAGCCGAAGACGAGCAAAACCCCAATCTTTCCTGCAGAATGGCAGGATCAGTTCGGCATCCCCTATGAGGAACATCGCAAATCACTTCAAATCAACATATTTGACAATTATGCTGTTTATGGTCTCAAAGAAAAGAATACTGAGCCTGCAGCAGCACCGTCATCCTCTTCTTCAACGCAGCCACCCTTGATGCCTGATACGCAAAATGGAGGTGATTCCTCATGGCAGAACAGATGAATCCTACGATCAGCATAGCGCTCGATATGAAGAAACACCGTATTCGCATCCATAAGCCGACCATTCATCTGCTGGGCAATCCGGTACTGATTCAATTGCTTTTCAACCCCGAAGATATGATCGTTGCTATTGTCTGTCCTGATTGCGAAGTACCAGGTGGCCAAGAAATCCGTCTTAATCCGAAGAACCTACGCGCTGATAACTGCGTTGATATCCACAGCAAAATGTTTCTTCGCAAACTTCGAACACTAAAACCCGAAATAGAGCCAAATCATGTGTATCGCCTTACCGGCAGTATTATCCCTTCTATGCGCGCGGCGCGCTTTCCATTGAGTACGCTTCAGAGAGTCGAATGCGATGAGGTTACGCTATGACCGAGATCCAGAAACTGTTAATCGACACCGAGTTTAGAGAGCTAGTTCGTCCTCTGTTAAAGGATGAATACCTTACACTTGAATCAAATCTTCTTTCTGACGGTTGTAGGGATCCGATCACCATTTGGAATGGCGTGATTGTAGATGGTCATAACCGGTATGAGATCTGTACGCGCCATCATATACCGTTCTCCACCGTCACACATGATTTTTCTAGTCGGGAAGAAGCGATTGCATGGATATGCGCTAATCAGCTTGGGCGGCGCAATATTTCTGAGGAAACAAGGAAGTACTTAATTGGTAAGCGCTATGAAGCTGAGAAAATCATTAGTTACCGTAAGAATTCAAAGGGGGCAAACCAATATACACCCGAACCAGACGAAGAAAACCTTCCATATGAAACCTATGATTCCACACAACGCTCGACACAATCGCAGCCATCCAGTGACTCTCTTCGTACATCAGAGCGCTTGGCGGCTGAATACCACTTAGCTCACGGTACAGTAGAGAAATATGGAACGTATTCCAAAGCGCTCGATAAGATCGCTCAAAAGGATCCATCCATGATGCCTCGAATCCTCTCAGGACGCTACAAGATATCTCATAGAAACATTGTCGCGCTTTCCAAAATGAGCGGTCCCGAGATCAAGAAGTTCAATCAACAAATGCTGCTTGAGAAAAAAGCCCAACCCTTTGTTCCGTATAGCGTCGCCCGCAGCAGCATGAGCGACCTATCCCAGCCTGCTCCCCCGCCCATCGTCCTGCATACCAACATCAAAACAATGCCAGAGTTTGATCCTGATGCAGAAGTTACAGGACTAACATTGACAATTCCTTCATGGACAAGCTCTATCGAAAGAACACGCAACCACTCGAACCTTGAAATTGTTTCTCTTCGCGCCAAATCAGAACTGGAAGAAGCTCTTCTGGAACTGCAAATCAACATAGAGGAGCTTTTAGCGGTATTAAGCAAGGAGTAAGCCATGGCCACGGATTACAGCCCCTATGTCCCTAAAGTTGTTTTTGAAAAGATCCCCATCAAGAATCTCGTTTCCAACCAGGAGTATCAACGCAGACTATCGGAATCTCAAATTCTAAGAGCTGTCGCTGATTTTGATCTCTACCAAATCAATCCCGTCAAGGTCAGCCGCCGAAACGGCATCAACTACGTTTTTGACGGTCAGCACACGATCGAGATCGTTGCAGCTAAGTCGATGTCCCGTGATACACCTGTATGGTGCATGATCTATGACAGCCTCGAATACCAGCATGAAGCACAGATATTCGCGGAACAGCAAAAACACTCTCGTGCGTTGGTTCCCATCGAAACCTTTACAGCTCATTTGGAAGCAGGCAGCAAAAAGCACCACATGATCAATGACCTCGTTCGTTCTTATAACCTCGAGATTACTTCAGTGAAAAAGTCGAACGCCATCTGCGCAATAGCAGCTGTCGAAGGTATCTTTGATCGTTATGGTTTTCATGTGCTTGATAAAGTACTCCGTCTATGCATTGGCACTTGGGAAGGCGAGCAGAACTCACTGTCTGCAAACATGCTGAACGGTGTAGCAAAGCTGATTGTTGTATTTGGTGACAGGCTTCAAGAGGATCTCTTCAAGGAGCGCCTCAGCATGGTATCCCCCAAAGCAATAACCCGTACTGCCAAAGAGCGCCATCCTGGTTCGCTTGGTTTTGCTGAAGCAATGCTCAACATCTATAATCGCAAATGCAAGCATAAGCTCTCACAAAAAAAGCTATATGGTACAAGCAACAACGACTACGAGTCCGACGATGAAGATGCGGACGAGGATTCTGAGGAGTGACCCATTGCTCCTACATTTTCAATAATCACGCCTACATTTTGGTTTATCCCAAATTGTGGGCACAAAAAAGCGGCGATACTCGAGGGATGCCTTCCCACGAATACCGCCGCTTTTATCGTTTTGCTTTGCTGTTAGGCGATTTTGCTGTATTGACCCGACACCCAACCGACCTTCGCGCCAATGACCACAGCATGCCATCCATTTTCAGCCGTTGCCACATAGGTAAGTCTCGTTCCCGGAGCAACAGAGCTGATACGCGCAAAACTGGTACTATTGCCTTGACGGATGTTTACCTTACCACCGTCAGATACGATCAGAACAGTCTTGTCTTCCACCTCTGGTTTTTCCTCTTCCTGCGGCTTGTCGTTCATGCCTTCATCATGGTCTGCTACTGCATCCATCAGGGCTGCATGTGTCTGATCACCATACAAGCCATCCTGTTCAAGCTCTTCATGCGCCTGAAACGCTAATACAGCCATCTGCGTCTCTGCACCAAACTTTCCATCCGCGCCATACTTCGGAAGCTCATACCCAAGCTGAAGAAGCAGTTCCTGCATCGCTTTGATATCACTGCCCTTCATCCCCTTCTTGAGCGTACGAGAACCCAGTACCGCCTCTGCCTCTTGGGTGGGCCCAACAATCACAGCGTCGCCATAGTCAATAAATGGAAGCCGGAACCAATTCACCCAGCCGCGCTCACTGATCTCGGTTTTTACACATCCGCTGCTGAAGCCTTTCCACTCCACAGCATAGCCATCGCCAACCGTATAGCCAACATGGCCATCCTTATGCAATACAAGACCAGCGATGTCCGGCAGCGTGTCGATTGTACCCCAATCCATTCCCTTGCTCTTAGCATAAGAGAACATGCCATTTGCGCTTTTATCTGGGCAGTTCCCTCCACCATAACGGCTGGAATAGGTCTTATCCGTGCCAATAGACTCCACTACGCCCTGTCCACCGCCGGTCCAAGCATAGCCTTTGCAGCCTCCGACACAGTCGGCACAAACCTTCTTCTCATCAATATCCTGACGGTACTGACTTGTCCTATTGTCCTTATAGTGGGACGGATATTGCTCTGCCTTTCTAGCTCGCAAGCTCTCCGTGCATTTGTAAATGCAAGTGCCGTACCAATACGGCTGACCAACCATCTTCAAGCAGAAATCTGCAAAGTGTTCGTTTGTAAACGGTGTGTTGATCCTACTCATCGCATACCTCCATAAAGGAAAGGGCGGCGGTTATTCGCCGTCGCCCAATTTGTTCGTAGTGCCCGCTTCAGGCAACACATTCTTGTCGTGAAGCTGAGCCAGTACGGCTTTGAGCTTCTCCGGAATAGGCAGACCCAGCCTAGAAGCATTCTCCAGAACAGAAACACCTTCGTTAGACACATAGAAGCAGATCACCGCACTACGCAGCGCATCATGCGAACCAACAACATTCATGTCCACAACGTGCGCAACACCAACAAGCATGATGATCAGAATCTTCTTGAAGATCCCCTTGAATCCAATAGAAGAGGAAAGCTGCTTGTCCACGATGGCACACATGATGCCGGTAATGTAGTCGAGGACCATAAGAACAATTAGTGCCGTCATGAAACCATCCACGCCTCCAACAATGTAGCCGAACCATCCGCCCAGTGCGGTTACGGCGACCTGGATCTTCGTCCAGATCAGATCAATAGTAAAATCACGCATCTTCTTATCCCCCTTAGTTTTGATATAGCAAAAGCTGCCCCATTGAGCAGCCTACGCTTCTGTTAAACTTCCGTCTGATTATCGTCATTCACAAGGCCAGTCGTGTCTCCCTCACCAGCATCATCCTCTGAGCCTTTAAGCTGCCACAATGCGGGGACTACAGGCGGCTCCCAGCCATCCTGCGAGGTATGTGCTTGCAAACATGTATAGAGCTCGCCATTTTCATCAGGGTACGCCAGTTCATCGCCCTCAACATAATCGATGCCTGCAGCCCAAACACGAACAGCATCCTCGTCGATCACTTCGACCTTACGCCAGAGTGCCGGGACAAGATCCGGTGCCCAGGTTCCCTGCGTCGTATGATCCTGAAGGCAACGCCACAAGAAAGCGCCAAACGTATAGACATCACCGACTTTCACCTCAATACCAGGCTGCCAAAGCCGCCCTTCAAGTGCGGGCTGAATACTGAGAAGTTCGGCATCCGTAAGTCGGCCATCCGCGATCGCCAGTCGCAAAAGCAAGCCCAAAGCCTGCGGAAGCGCTTCTTCAGAAGTTACTCGGATAAACTGTTCAAGCGGCAATGCCTGCATGATCAGCTCATCATTGAGTTCTTGCCCTTCGGTCACGTCCACTTCATCCGGAAATACAAAGACCTGATCGGCAGTCACCTTCATCAGATTGAAGGACTCACCGGTCAGGTCATAATGTGTTGCGTCGTTACGCCGTGCTACGACGTAAGGTGATCGGATGCACATCCGGACAAGCCCCGCCAGGGGGATCACTACTTTCATTTGCTTCTCCTTTCTTAGCCAACAGCTGTGCTGCCGCTATATACACATTGGATATAAGGTTGATAACTCGTATCAGTACCACTCATACGCATATAGGCATCGGACCAGTTCGCAGAGCCAAATGCATACGGCGTTTCATACAAGCAAAGGCCGCCATATGTTCCGTCTGCCAAGCCTTGTACAGCAGCAGCAGGAATTGCAAATGTAACCTGCTTATCCCTGCCAATGGTGCCGATCGCGCCATAATTGGCAGCAATGATCGGTGTACCACTCGCCGAGGTATTGGAGATGGCGCACAGGTATACCGTTTTGGCAGAGCCTGAACCAGAACCAGTCTTTCTATGAAGGGTTAACGTTGCAGATTTAACCGTACAGCCAGACAGAACATTCTTTGCAAGAGAGAACCACATGCAGCCTCGATTCCAGTTCAAACTCGAATAGTAACCCGAATCCGAATACACGCCTTGAATGACATCCACGGTATCAGATCGCCAGCTGCCTTGCCACGTCTTCGTCGTTGTCGCGTAGATCAAGCCGTTCTGATCCGGCGTCACTGTCGGAATCGCTGTGCCATAGTCAGATGTAACATTGTTGCAGAAGACCTGTCCATTATTGCCTGCGCCGATACTGCCAGCCGGCACTGTACCTGCTGCGATCACAACACCTGCATAAGAGACGATCGCCCATGAACAGCTTCCCTTGCAATTGAGCAGAAAGGCTTGCCCAGCAAAGACCTCCAATCCCTGCTGCGCGTTATACAGGCCACAGCTGTTCATATATACGTACGAGCCTTTGTTATAGACTGAGTCATACGTAATGCTGTTTGCATCCAAAGTACAGCCATAGAACTCGATATAATGGTTCATCTGTAATTCGATCAGATACGACTGCATATTACTGCCATTAAGCGATCGGCTCTCGCGAAGATGCACATTCTGAAAATAGATATGCGCAAAGCATCCCTTGATCCGAATATACGTATTGATGATGCTGTTGCTGGTATAGCCGTAGATCGTCAGTCTCCCTGGGCCTGAGATTCCCTCAAACACAACACCAGCAGGTTCATACGTTTCTGTTCCGTAGGGCAAATAGATCACCACGTCTGACCGAAGGTATCTGTAATTCAGCGATCTTGCAGCCTCACCCAAAGATCGGTAATACGTTGTTGAAGAGCCTGTATAAGTTGGATTGATGTAGATGCTTGTCGGTCCAGCGTACGCTTGAGCCACCGAGTCAGAAATGACCGTATCTGCATAGAGCTCCTTAAAGCCTACATTGCCCGATGCAGACATTTCCATCAGAACATTTTCATTGTTCGATGGATCAAGAAGCTGCAGAAGGAAGTTCTCAGTTGTGATCGATACCTGGTTTGAACCGATGTAGATACCGCTCGACTTTACCTCCTGTGCGCCTGCGACTACCCATGTACTGCCCGTATACCTCTTGAGAAGATTCGGACTGGTTGAAGTGTCGAGCCAAAGCATGTTCGTGTAAAGTGTAGTTGGTGCCGTAGATCCTCTATACACCTTCTCAGAAGCATACGTTGACGTGCTTACCTTCAAGGCGATTTGGTTTGCTTGCTGCGATATCGACGACTCCGCCGAGGTCATACGATCCGGCAGATTGTTTAAGTCCTCAGGTGCAGCAGACCATGAGGTAAACTCATCACCCACTTCAAGCTTGACATTCCTGAACTGCACTGTGCCTGTAGAGCCTACAGCAGATGAAGTACCGTAAAGGAAGTATGCTATACCTGTCGGCGAATAGCTTGAAATGTTCAGTGGCCCCTTGGTAATCCGTACCCAATCGCTATCGGTCGCCGCAAAATCAGAATCTGTAGTCCTAAGATAATAGCCTCGGCCAGTCGTCTTCGTCGTGCCAGAAGATGAGTCGTAATACTTATAATAGATCCAGATGCCGGTATACACGTTAGCCGTCGCTGCTGAAGCTGCCTCCACATTGGTTCTCTTGATGTCAAAAGAAATACGGATTTTCGCACAGTTCCTTGAATGATCGTAAAGATCATCCGAAACGCTCACCTGAACACCGGTATAGCTCGATACCGTACCTGAACTGTACGTGTAATAGCCTCCGGTGAAGCAACACTCAACACTCGAATCAAGCGCATAGTTTCGGCCAGCATATTGTTCATACCGATACAACTCACTTGATTTGATGGTACTTAAGAGCTGGTCCGGTTCAAGCTTAAGCTCCGCCGTGTCCATTCGCTCGGACAACGAATCGACTGTCGTCTTGTCCGCCTTGAGTGCAATCGCTGCATTCGTCTGCTCGATGGCTGTTTCAGTTTCCGTACGAAGCGTTCCGACCTCTGCATACGCTTGATAAGCAACCTGAGCAAGAGGCTGGAATACCCCATCGACAAAACGATACAAGGGATGCTCTGGGAACAGCATGACATAGTATGTAGAGGTCATGGTGCCCAGCAGCATATATGTGAGACCATCCTCCTCTGTGGGTGGCGTACAGGTCAGGTATACATCCAGCGGCGTGAACTCATTTCCTTCCAAGTAACCAACCAGATACAGAGAAGCAGCCTGAGCGCCAGAAAAACTCGATACATGATAGGGAACATACAGGCTTGAATAAGCCAGATAGACGTTGGATGTCGTATAGCCTGCGGTTACTGTGCTAGTCACCCACAGAATCGGCTTGCTGATATCAAAACTTTTCCCCGCATCCAACTGAAAGTATCCTTCATCATCGCCTACCGCAAACCGGAAATAGTTAATGGTTTCTTTTGCGCGAATGGAACCGCCCTTGATTCGATCATACGTATCCGTATTGTAATTAGCATCAGCCCACCAGCCTTTAGCAATGGTCGTAGTATTGAACGTCGCATTCTCCCTGTATGTCAGATGCAGAATATTACCAGCTGTATACTGTGTACCGAGTCTCGTATTCTGACTGTAGTAGCAAGGAATCGCACCGGTCTTCGTGCCATCTGCCAGCGTCAACTCAAGCGTAACATTGCTTGCGCCATTATAAGGCAACCAATACGTGATCTGCTGGCCATCTACCAGCTTCGTAAGGTTGGCCTGTCCAGTCCATGCGGCTGTAGCTGCCGTCTGCGTACCCGCAATAAACTCAGGGCCACCACCAGACACTGAGATCGATGCCAAATCGTCTTTGTACTTCTGCGATCCGGTCACAGTGGAGACAATGGCATCTTCTGTAATTCTCAGTTCCGCTGCGTCCATGCGCTCACCAAGTGCATCAACCGCAGTCTGATCAGCCTTAGAGGACACCATGAGCTTGAGGTACGTGTTGCTCGTGATGTCCATGGCATTGATCGCGTTGAGCGTAGCTTCCCTGGCAAACAGGGTATCCACATCGATGTTGGCGGCAATAAGACTTCGGATCGTCGCGTTGTCACCAAAGATCTCCTGCACATTCAGCGTTTTGGCTGTAATAGACCCCTCGATCAGCTTTTCTGTTCCATGGATAGACAAATCAGCAACATCATCATTTACAACCTGCTTCAGTTTCGAGACGATATTCCCCTCTTCGTCCACACTTACGGAATAGAAATGACCGTCTGAGCCTTTCACTACTAGCTCACCGACGGTCAAAGCCACCATATTCGCTTCGGTTACTGCTAACCTTGCAATGTACAATTCTCCAGCCGTGCCTTGCGTGATGATCGCCGTATCGGTTGCCAGATCCTTGATATGCGACCAATCGATATCAGCAGTCTCGATATCGGCCTTGACCATACTGGCAACCGCCGCAGTAAGCGTAGAAATTGCCGCCCAGTCAATATTGGCCTCGTCGATGTTTGCACTTGTGATCTGCGCTTTGGAAATCGTGGCGATATCAGCAGCCAACGACTCAATCTGTGCCCACTCGATGTCAGCATTGATGATGTTTGCAGTCGTAAGCTGCGCAACCGAGATCATTGCAATGGACGCATACAGCTCATCCGTGGTAATCTGGCCAGCAGCCAGCTCCTTGATCTTTGCTGTCACAGCATTCAGCGCGTTTGTGTTCAGCGTTTCAATCAACGCCTCAGCGATATGCGCCTGCGTAATGGCAGCAGTCTGGATGTGTGCGCTTTGGATGGCGGCAGCCTTCACTTGCAGACTACCGACAGAGCCATTTTGGAGATGACCGCTTCCGATTGAGTTAAGCGCCAGCTTTGTGCCCGTGATAGAACCGGAAGCCAATTGCCTCGCAGATACCGTAGTGCCTTCCAACGCCTCAGCCGCAGTACCCAACGTCACCGAGGTGTACTTCTTGGTAAGACAGTCATAGGTGTACTGGGTCATGCGCATGCTGACTTCAATGCCAATGCGCTTTGCGATCACTCGAACAGAATCGCCCAGGAAAATATCTGAGAGGGCTGCAAACTGTTTGTACTCCTCTGTGTCTTTACAGTTCACGAAGTCAACCTTGAGTGTAACGGTCGGCAAATCACATCCCGCATCGAATTCTGCTTGAGCTGCCTTGCGCATCTCCTCGTAGCACTCGCTTACGGTCTTTAGATTGTCTCCTTCCGTGACTTCTTTTGCGCTCGATACGGCAAGATGGATCCACTTAGGGTGCGCATAGGCTCCAATATTCGCGCTGTCCAGATAGAGCTCCGGCAGATACATCACCTTGCCGTCTTTGTCCTGTCCCGTAGGCATGATGCGAGTGACAACATCCGTTTCATCTACATCAAACGAGATGCCGGTGAGGTTCTTCTTCTCTCTGATCTGGACATCACTGACATTGCCCACCCGGCTGACAAGAAACACGTCGAACCAATCCCTTGCCAATTCGGCTCCATATTTCCCGGTCAAACCATCGTCACCAAGCAGAGCTTCAACAGGATTGATGTTCTCAAAAGCTACATCCGATGCGGAGGTTTCCAGATCCGAGTAAAAGTTGAAGCCATGCGCAGACAGGCACCTGTCAGAAATACTCCGTACAACAGAAGCGCCGACAGCATCCGAAGCAGGCGTCACCGACTTGAGCATGTTATCGAGCAGGTCGTAGAAGATATGCCTGGCGTACACCGTTACCTTGTCCAGTTCGGGTACAACGCGATAAATCCTAAACGGCTGATCTCTCAGCTGCCTAGCTTCTACCATATTGTTGCTAAAACCGACATTTGTCTGGACGTTCTCTTGCTCCGTTCGCTCATAGGTCAGATACTCAGCAGACATATAGCCATGCTTGCCGTCCGGGCAAGTCACTTCATACCACTCAGAAGTCGTCTTTTCCAGAACAATAACCTCTGAGCCCTTTTTGTATTTTCCCAGAATCCGATAGCTCGTGCCTGTACCGGAGCGCAGTCTCAACGGATCACTACTGGTCGTGATTTTATAGATTTCTACATTATAAGTATTGGTCTGGTACTGCTGGGTTACCAGCTTAATCTGTGGAGTCATGGCTGCAGGCACCGGTGCTCGTAAAATGCAGCCTTCCGTAAGCCGCTGCCACTTGCCATATTCGTCAATCGGATGCACCAGAGTCAGTTCCCACTCGCCATTGAGTGTCTCAGTCACCGTACATGCCTGGGGTGAAACGATGCCCAGTCCGTTGTTTGAGAAGTCTGTGCAATCGGGAGCGTAGACACATATCAACGTAATCTCCTCCTTTCAGGCAAAATAAAAGCACCCTTCTCTACAAGAGAGAGGATGCTTAAGTGTATTTGGTCTTTAAACCGTCAGAAGCGGCATATACTTGGGATACTCGATTTCTGGAATCTCATAAAACTCAAGCGCCTGTTCTTTCGTCCAGCCAAGCTTTTTGATCGCCATGAGGATATGCTCCACATTCTTTTTGAAATCAGCCTGCTTTACGGCCTCATTTCTCATTTCTTCCATTGCCCTGCACATAGTTGCCACTCCTTCCTCATCTTCTTTAAAATACCTGACGCGTTCAGCCAGGATTTCGTAATGCATATCTTCTGCTTCAACGCACCACATATCATGCATGAGCCTGCCAAGCTCCGTTTCATCAGTGATCTGTGCATTCACATACAGGATATGCTGCCCATCATCAAAAGGCTTTCCAGTTTCAAACACCATACGTTCTGCATGGTAGATTGGATAACCAGCACCAATCACGTCATTTTCAGTAATGAAAATGACATAGCATTCATTGAGTGCCTCATACTGTTCACCTGGCTCAGTAATGTTTGCATCAATCAGTGCTGCATTGTAACGAGCGCGCTTAGCTACCGCACCACGATCACTACGCTGCACTTCGATGTCGTATACCTTGCCCGTGCTATCTGAAGCAAACACATCCAAGCGAGCAGAACGGCCTTGTAGATTCTTAAGTGTATACTGACTATACGCCTCGTTGACTACCAAATCATCCTTCTTCAGAATAATCCGTAAAAGAAGTTCAGCACACGACTTATCTTCAAAGACCTTAGTCATGAAGTCATCATCCAGCAATCGAAGTCCCCTCAACCTCTGGAGATCTTCTTCACGCTGGCGTGCAAAACTTTTTTCGTCCATTCAACTCACCTTCTTTCACGACTTTATATTACCACAATACCCTTGTTTTATCAAGCAATACGAAGGCTTCATAAATGCCGCCAATTCGGATCAACTCTGATGCTCGAAACGTTTCCCGTCCAAGAAACCATGTTTACTCCTGGCATCAGTACCGGAAAATCACCGCTCATATGGCTATTCATTGAGAATGCACCATTGTATGCTTCATGCAGAGTCGAATCAATCGTGATCAATCCACTCATATCAGTGAGCTCAATGATCGTCATGCCTACGATCAGCGTAATCTCACCCGTTCCAGTCAGTGTAATGATCGGCTCAGATGGCACATTGCCTGGGTTTGTTATCGACGCACTACTCCCCGAGTCACTCGCTAGAATGATACTCTGCGGATCCTGCTCATACCAGAAAGGCTTGCACCTGAAATTGATCGCAAAGACCCGATGAGGATTACCCCGCAGGATCTTCTCAAAAGGGATTTGGTTGATCACACGCGCATGATAGAAACCGCCATCTCGGTTGGCAAACGTAACAGTCCCCGAGCCGCGCAGCCATCCGGCGATTTCAGAGATCCTATTCGGATCCGAGATTATACATGTAGCGGTCAAAACCAAATCGTCATATACATAGTCGCCTTCCAGCGTTGTCAGGCTTCCTGATCTGCCGGGGACATCGGTGAACGTCACGCGCTCAGCGGGAATCGTGGGCGGAGGCAATTCCGTGACATAAATCCCATACTCCGTACAGCGCACTCCGTTCCAGGAAAACCAGTTTTGCATCCATTCACCTCCACGAGAAAAGCGCCACTCCGAAGAGTGACGCATTCTCAGTTATTCGTTATTCGCACTTCTTTATCCGGTCGATACCATGAAGCGCTGCCAAGCTTGACCCATTCTCCCACTGGATATGGATTCCACCCGCATCATCAACATGCATAACCGTACCTTTGAGGCCTTCCTGCATATTGCGATAAGGATCGCTCATTTCTTCCAGAACCACCTTGGTGCCCGGCGGGAAATCCTTCCGGAGTTTCTCAAGCACTTCAGGGCGCATCCGCATTGAAAACATGCTTCTCCCTCCTTTCTTTGAAGTATGGTATCTATCCCTCTACTCC